CAGAATGAAACTCGTAGACGCACCCGGTAAAGCAAACACCGGACGGCCACTCAAACCATTCGGCATAGTCGTCCACCACACCGCTTCAAACCGCAACGCAGACCCCGACAACGTGGTCGCAATGTGTGTTCGAGGAGTCAACAAAGTACCCGGACCTCTATACAACTACCTCATAAAACGTGACGGCACCATCATGCAGCTCACCGCAGGAAACGTGAAAGCCAACCACGCAGGTCGAGGCATGGCAGACGTACTGTCACGCATGAAATCAGACCGTCCCGTTCAAGGCAACGCCCCAGCTCCAGGGAAGATCAGCGCGAACGGTTCACTTATCGGTGTGTCGTTTATCAACGATGGTTTAGGGGAGGACATCCCCCAGGAGCAAATGGAAGCGGCGGTGACACTGTGCGCTTATCTGTGTGTTAAACACAAGTTCAGTCCCTTTACCCGCGTAATCGGGCATAAGGAGTGGACTTCACGTAAAGTAGACCCGTCGTTTGATATGACCGAGTTTCGTGCAATGGTCGCCCATGAAGCGAACATAGCGAAACCGGAGATCAAGTTACCGAAAGAACCTGACGATGGCGCTGTGCCATTCCCTGGGACTCTCAGGAAAGGTTCACGTTCCGCTGCTGTAAAGTTTATGCAAGAACGCATCGGTGCGACACCAGATGGTATTTTTGGGAGGAACACAAAAGCAAAACTTATGAGATGGCAGCGAGCTAAAGGGCTGGTTGCCGACGGAATATGCGGTCCTCAAACGTGGGCCGCTATGCAGATACAAAGGAATGACATTGTTCAACCCGCGTTTTATTAAAGATTCACTTGAGCGTGGAGTAGCCACGTTCGCACAAGCTTGGGCCGCAGCTATGGCTGTTCCTGGCCCTGACTGGGCTGATGCCCTAAAGATCGCCGGTGTTGCGGCGCTTATCGCTGTTGCTAAAGCTGTCGCTGCGACACGAGTGGGGGACTCAGAATCGGCTTCGCTGGCTAACTGAAATGAGGCTGCCCGGTGCCGCTCCCTCCTGTCAATCCTTACAACAAAGACGAGATTGAATATCAAGAGCCGGGGTTCGACTACGCCCCAAAATATCCGGGTAGCTACGATTACAACGAAAGCGGCATTCAATATCGGGAAGCCGGTTTTCCTTATGTAAAGCGTGATGCGACTGTATCTGCTAGCACGGTTGCGTGTTCGGCGGATCTGTCGCTCACCTTTGCTTACGTTTACACTCCGCAACGTCCCGGCGGTATCGACTACAGCACCGGTTACGACTACAACGAATCCGGGTTTAACTACAACGAACGGGACAACTCGATTCCTGACAACCGGGTACTGGTTGACTACAGCCAATCCGGTGTCACCTATTCGCAGCCAACCGATAACGGGTTCACTGTTGTTGTCACCGCTACTCCTGCTGCCATCGCTGTCACTACGGCGTTCTCTGCGGGACCATCGGTTCCAGCTACCGTGGAAGCTTCAACGGTTGCGGCTACGACAACATTCCCGGCTCTCGATGTGGACGGCAACTATGTAGTTGTCCAACCATATTTGGAACCGACAGCGACGTTCCCTGCTCCAGACATGGACATGGATTACACGGCGCAACCGTCTGCGATAGCGGCTACTGGGACATTCCCAGGCCACACCATGTATATAACTGTGGACGCTACCCCAGCGGTGATCGCTGCTGCGGCGACGTTCCCTGCGGTGGATGTAGACGGCAACGTGACAATAGAGCTGTTGCAACCTATCCAGGCTGTGACTGCTGTTCCAGAGTTGCCGATTTACAGGCTGCTTGTTATGCCGTTCACGATGACGTTACCTCCAGTGGGAAACCCGGAGGACGCTACGCCAGCGGCATACGCTTTGCGGCGGCATTTCGCACAACAGAAGAAAGGGACCAATGTGTTTATTGTTAATGGGTCAAGTGTTCAGACGTTCCTCCCAGCGGACCAGTCAACTGTGACAAGATGGATATATGGTGGACATGAGTCCCCTAAAGATTTGACTGCTGCTGAAGCCACAGTGTTGGTGGATGCCGGTTATTCGATAGAAGTTGGAGCTGGAGCGTAATGCCTGTCTATGTTTATCGTTGTTTGGATTGTGGCCTAAGTGTTGATGTGCGCCACGGGTTTGACGAAACGTATGGCGGTGATTGTCAGGGATGCGGCGGCGTGGTCCGCAAGTATTTCGGGCATGTGCAGTTCGCTCCTTCGGCTACCCCGTCGAGAGGCAACATTGACTGGGGAGTTACGAAACGCAATGAGAAAAACAAAGAAGCAGACATGGCAGCGTACAAACGCCTCCGCTCTGAGGGGCTACAACCCCCTTCTATTAACGGGTCTTCACAGCTTGAGAAACATGCGGGAGCGTCCCATGAAGTCCAAGCCGGTCAAGTCCTCACAAAGAAAGACCGCAAACGTAAAGAAGCGGCACTTAACGACGTTCTTGGGAGTACGTGATGACCGCACAAGTATGGATTGACCAGACCAGAGACATGCTCTTATCGGGCTATGTTGAGGAACTCGACCTTGTTATAGCGCCAGCTATCACTGATGGGACAAACACAACGCTGTCCGTGCAGGGGTTAGCGAACGGTATAGCGAAGGGGGTAGTCATTGAGGTTGGCTCCGAGCTTATGTATGTGACTGCTGTTTCTGGCGGTAGTGTCAGCGTTATCCGTGGCTATGCAGGATCAACTGCTTCTTCTACGGGTCACGCTGTGGATTCTGTTGTGCGTGTCTCTCCGAAGTTCCCTACTTATCGGATCATTCAGTCCCTTAACGATGACTTGGCTGATTTGTCAGCCCCAGGTCAGGGGTTGTTCCAAATGAAAACCACGAGTTTCACGTACAACGCTGGTGTTGACGGGTACAACTTGACTGGGTTGACTTCCGCTGAGATTGACTCGATCTATTCGGTGACGTATGCCGACGCTGGTAGCGAAGCTAGTGAGCCAGATGTGTCGTCGTGGAAACTGAAAAGGAATCGTGACACGAGTGCGTTTGCTAGCGGCTTGGCGTTGATTCTTTACACGGGTGCGTGGCCTGGGCAGAAGATAACGGTGTCCTATAAAGCTCCGTTTACTTCTATCACTGATGCGTCTACTGCCCGGTCGTCAGTGGGGCTGGCTACCACAGCCTACGATTTGCCTCCACTCGGCGCAGCAATGGCTCTGATGACCACAACACCGATTCGCAGGGAGTTCCTTGACGCTGAAGGAACGTCGCGCATGGCGGACGAGGTGCCGCCTGGAGCGATCTCTGCTTCGTTTAGAGATTTAATGGGGAGAAGGCGTGCACGTGTTGAGGCGGAAGCCTCTCGACTCGCATCGCAGTACCCCCAAATGTGGACTCGTAACTCTGCGGTGCGCCCAACCGCTCAATGGAGCGGATACTCGTCGTGAGTTTTAATGCGGAATCGTTGCCAGTTGAGCTGGATGGTGTGTCCTTTCTCGTGGACACTCGCCAGTACGCCCGAACAACGGTCCCGGCGTTACGTGAACAGCGTGACACTAGCAAAGAACCCGGCGAAAACGCTTTAGATACGAGCGGTGCTTGGACACGCTCTCAAACAGACTGGAGTTACGGTGCGGGTCAAACGCATTTTGATTTGGACGACAGTGATCGTCGTCGTTTCGCAAGTTCTACGGGTATTGATCCGTGGACGAAAGGCGAGATCACACTTCTCCCCATCACCGAAGAGAAACTAAACCAGACAGCCACAAATTTGAAGGTGCATCGTGTTGGCACCTATCTTTACATGGCTTACGGGTCTGTTCTTGCGTGGGTATCTGATCCTACAGTTGCTTCGTTCACAATTTCGGGGTCTAACTCTATAGATTTCAGTACGTCAACACCTTCACGGTCAGGTAACATCACTGACTTCCACTCAGACGGCACATACGTGTATGTGGCGTTCGGAAACAGCGACAAGATAGCTCGATGCGCTATCAACTCAACAACGGTTGATGCGTGGCCTACAAGCGGCACACAGAAAGCTGATCTTATTGAAGTCGCAGCGGGACGTTTAATTGCTGAAACAACCGCAGACGCAAACATTTTTGAGTTGAACGCTAACGGCCAAAAGTTTTCTGGTTCGCTAGATTACACACCAGAGTTAGCGCAAACACATTGGAAGTCCATTACCGGTGGCCCTTCAGGTATTTTTGCGGCTGCTAACACTGATAACACTGGCAACGTTTATCACATAGACGTTGACCCGTCAGACGGTACGCTGCAAACCCCTGTGATTGGTGGGCAACTCCCACACGGTGAAGAAATAAACGAAATTGTGGCTTACGGCGAAGTTCTCGTTATGGCTACAAGCGAAGGGCTGCGTACATCACTGATAGATACACAGTCTGGCGCAGTGACTATCGGCCCGGTGATTACTGATGGCGGTGAAGCTCATTCTGTTGAAGTAAACGGCAGATTTGTTTGGTGGGGTGGCAGCAACGGTCAAATATATCGTGCAGATCTAACAAAGTTCACTTCAACTCTTGTCCCTGCTTTCGCTTCTGATCTGGTTTCTACTGGTGGGAGTGGTGACGTTTCCTCAATCGCTCGGGTTGGTAATAAAACATATTTCGCTGCTGTAGGCGATGGTGTATACGGTGAGTCTGGTACTGGTGTAAAAGTTGCTAGTGGGACACTCAACATTGGTGAAGTCTCATGGTCAACTGTTGCCCCTAAGCTTCTGCGTTCCGTCACTGTCCGCCAGGATCGTGACCAATACACATTCGGGGACACCGACTACAACGCCGCTGGAACGGTGTATCCGGCAGAGACACTGGAGTATCGAGGCAACCCGACATCCACTCTCCTGGGCAGCATCACGTTCGCTGCAACAAACGACAACAACGCTTCGTCGTCGCTGTCCCTAACTCCTAACGTGGCAAAGAACTTTACGTTCGTTAGCGAATCATCAGTGTCATACAAGTTTGTTCTTACCATAGGTCGTGACTCGTCAGACGACACGAAAGCTCCTATTGTTGAGGACTGGTTGACAACTTGCATCGCCACACCATCCCGTGTGGACGAAATCATTGCCCCCATTGTGTTACGTCGTCAGGTGTTGACCTCACGTAACAGTGGAGCGCCAGCAACCTACGACTCAAACGAAGTGTTTACGACACTACGGCAACGCATGGAAGCCGGGGTTACTGTCACCTACAAAGAAGGAAATCGTACAGAGAACGTCACGATAGAGCGACTTTCAATGCAACCAGAGCGCCTATCCGATGATGGGAGCTGGTGGGAAGGTACTCTTGTGGTGAGGCTACTGACCGTACCAAGTTAGGGGGCTTCATGGCGAAGGTACTGTTTTACGATATTGAAACCGCACCGAATCTGGCGTATGTGTGGGGGAAATATCAGCAAGACGCAATCGAGATACCAAGATCGTGGTACATGATGGCGTTCGGGTACAAGTGGGAAGGGCAGAAATCTAAAGTTTTGGCGTTGCCAGATTTTGAACTGTACGCCACAGACCCAGACAACGACCGTGATTTGGTAGAGGCTTTATGGAAGTTGTTTGATGAAGCTGATGTTGTTATAGCCCACAACGGCGACAAGTTCGACATGCGTAAAGCGAACGCTAGATTTGTTTTCCACTACATGAACCCCCCAATGCCTGTGCAGCAAGTCGATACGTTGAAGGTTGCTAGAAAGTATTTCAAGTTTGAGAGCAACAAACTTGGGGATCTTGGGGAACATCTGGGGTTAGGCAACAAAGAAGCCACGGGCGGTTTCGCCTTGTGGAAGGGCTGCATGATGGGGGACGAGAAGTCGTGGCGCACCATGAAAAAGTACGCGAAGCAAGACGTTGATTTGTTAGCGATGGTGTATCACCGGTTGCGTCCGTGGATGACGAACCACCCGAATCGTGCGCTGCTTGACGGTGAGCCTGATGGTTGCCCTACTTGCGGTCATCCTGAGTTGATACGTCGAGGGTTCCGGTCTACGAAGGTTGCCCAGTATGTGCAGCTTCAGTGTAAGGCGTGTGGTGCTTATTCTCGTGAGCGTGTGCGGTCTAACGCTACACCGCCTAACCTAGTGCCGTAATGAAGCATGTCGTCATGTATTCGGGGGGCAAAGCGTCCTTCCTCGCAGCTCACCGAGTTAAAGAAACGTACCCTGATGGGGACATCCAGTTGTTGTTCACTGACACTAAAACAGAGGACGAAGATCTTTACCGTTTCTTAGAAGAAACCGCTGAAAAGTTAGACCTCCCTCTCATTCAGGTAGCGGACGGGCGTGACATTTGGGAAGTGTTTAAGCAAAGACGATTCCTCGGCAACGACCGGGTACCTTTGTGTTCACGCATCTTGAAGCAAGAAGCGAGTCAGAAATGGGTGGACGAACACTGTCCCGATCCTGATGACACGACTTTGCATTTCGGTATTGACTGGACTGAGGCGCACAGAGCTGAACGGATACCTAAGCATTGGGAGCCGTACAACGTGGACTTTCCTTTGTTGTGGGAACCGTTGATGGATAAGTCAGAAGCAGAGGATTTGTTGAAAGAGTGGGGTATTAAACAGCCACGCCTTTACGATCTCGGGGCACCGCACAATAACTGTGGGGGGATGTGTGTGCGTGCTGGACAGGGGCATTTCAAGTGGGCGCTTGGTGCGTTACCTGAACGATACGCGGAGTGGGAACGCAACGAGCAAGAGATACGGGACCACCTTGATGCTGATGTAACGATTTTGCGGAAGCAAGTTAAGGGAGTGAAGATTCCGATTACGTTGAGGGACTTTCGATTGCAGATCCAGGCGGAGGACACCGGGCAGCTTGACTTGTTGGAGTGGGGTGGCTGTGGGTGTATGACTGAATACGACGAAAAATGAAACTCCCGCCGGGGAGAGAGAACCCGACGGGAGTCAAACTTAAATAAAGTTTACTCTAACTAGTTTACTACCACAC